GGTCGATGATGAACACCTCGCGTTCACGCTGGAAGCGCGAGGGCACCATCGAGATTTTCCCGAAGTCCGACAGGTAGACATCGGCGGCCGCCACGACCGAGAAGGCCTGGTTGGCGCCGTTGTTCTTGCTGATGCGGTTGGTAGCGATACCAGCGAAGGACGAGGCCTTGCGCTTGTTCACCGGACCCATCAGCGCGAGCTTCGGGTCACCGCCCTGGGTCCAGACCTGCTGCACGGCGTCGTTGAACAGCGTTTCCGTGATGTTGCGCTGCGTACCATCGGTACGGGCCGCATTCGGGTAGCCGTCGTTCGTGGACGACATGGTCGGGTCGACACCGGATACGCCCTTGGACGTGTTGGTGCGGAGCCAGGCCGGAAGGCCGGCGGTCTTGCGGGCGGTGGTCGAGTTGCCCACCACGGCCGCCTGGTTGTTGAGGAGGATGGCCTCCATGTCCCTTTTTAGCTCACTCGAAGCCTTGGCCATTTCGTAGGCCAGGTAGCTCTTCATGCCGGCCTTGTCGACGGCCTCGACGGTGCCAGACACACCGACCACCTTGCGGCTGATCTGGGTGTAGTTGCCGACGCGGGTCGTCGCCACACGGGCGTCGAGGGTCGCGTCGTCACCTTCGATCTGGGCGTTGGACGTGCTGGCTGCGGCCAGGGCGTCGGTCTGCCACTCGAAGAAGGTGTTGTTGACGCTCTCGCGGCCGATCGAAGACATGAAGGGGGTGTCTTCCGGCGAGATGTTGTAGATGATGTTCGACAGGTCTTCGCGAACTGCCTTGGTGCCGCCGTAGCGGTCGAACAGGTTAGAGGGCTGTGCCATGACTGATTATCCTCAGAGCAGAGTTTCAAAGAGTTTGGCCGCATCGGAGATGCGTCCGGTTTGAGCGAGACGCTGCTTGCCCTTGGTGATTTCTGAGGTACGCCGTGTCGGCACCGTCTGCGGTGCGCCCGCGCGAAGCGGCCGGGGGCCGTTCTGCGGGACAGGAGCGGGCTTCTTGGCCACGAGCTGGTCGTACAGCATCGCCTTGCGCAGGGCGATGACGGCACGGTGATCGTAGACCTGCGAGATCTCCTCCTCGGAGTAGCCGAGCTTGTCCTGCGCGTAGCGGCGCAAGTTGACCCGGTCCTGCTCGAAACGCTGCGCATCCTTCCACGCGGGGATGGCGTCGGCGAGCTTCTCGCGACCCTGCTTGACGACCTGCTGCAACTGCTGGGCCTGATACTGCTGCATCTGGGCCACAACACGCTGCTGCTCCGCGGTGACCGCCTGAAGCTGGTCCTGCCGCTCGCGTGCGAGGTCTTTCTGTCGGACGTATTCGAGCGGATCTTCAGCGTAGAGCCTCTGCCAGTCCGGCTCCTGTTGAGCCATCTCCTGAAGCTGCTGCTGCAGCACCGGGAGCAGTTGGGCATACTGCTGACGTTCCGCCATCACCTGATGGTATTCCTGGTCGAGCTGCTTTCCGCGCTCGCTCAGGGCCATCGTTTTGCGGGTATAGTCGGCTGTCCTCTGGTAGCCGGCGATCGCCTCCTTCAGAGGGATCTGCTCCTCTTTGCCGTCAATCTTGACGGTGACGAGCTGATCCATCGGGTCGGGGGCGTCTTCGGCTTCCTCGTCCGTGGCCGCGGCTTCCTCGTCTTCGGCACCTTCCTCGAGGGGAGGGGTCTCATCGTCGGACGGGGCAGCCTCTAGCGCCTCGGCGTCATCTGCCGAGGTTTCGTCGGCGGCATTGTCCTCGGGCTCCTGCTTTTCCGGCTTGCCGGACAGGAAGCTTTCGAAGGCGGTGGCCGCTTCGGGTAGACCGATGCCTTGTGACGGCGTGTCGGTGCTCATCTTTCTTCGCCTTTCCAGCGCCATCACGGCGCTTGATTGGTGTTGTGCCTAGCAATCTCACGACGCTTGGCGGTGGGTAGTCCCTTAACGCTTCGCAGCGTTCCGGTTGTTGTGGGCGTCTACCTTCGGCGCGTTGGCGATCGAATTTAGACGGCCCTTGAAGTCTTCCAGGCCGCGCAGCGCGGCGTAGGCCGCCTCGCGCTTCTGGAGATCGCCAGGCGAGGTATTGCGCCAGTCGTTCGTGTAGCGGGCCTCGAGCGTGGCGAAGATCTCGAGGACGACGGGGTCATCCTTGAGCTCGTTCGCGCGCTTCGACATTTCGGCCGGCGTGATCATCAGCAGCCCTTGCCCTTCGCGACCTTGGCGCCCGAGCCGTGCATGAACTTGGCAGGGGCGTTGGGGTGCGACTTGCCGCCCTTCTTGGGCATTGGGGTCGATTTCTTGGCCATGTCAGTGGTCCTTTGTGCGGGGTTTACTGGTAACCCGGCGGGGGCATCCTGCCGGGCTGGGGTTGGTTCTGCGGCGGCGGCGGCTGCATCGCCTGCTGCTGTTGCTGCACGGCGATCTTCGCCGCGTCACGGTCGCGCTGGATCATGGCGTAGAGCTGCTCGACCTGGAGCTGGGTGCCGTACTTGAGGCTCATCTCCTGCGCCCGCAGCCAGATGTCGGCGTCGAGCTGGTCACGGGCCAGGTCGTCGGCGGCCTTCTGCTTCTCGATCTCGAGCTGCGCCTTCATCTGCGCGATCTCGATGTCCTTCTGGACCTTCTGCGCCTCGACCTGCGCGAGGATCTGCGCGGGGTCTTGCTGCGGCTGCTGGGGCTGCTGCGCCTGCTGCAGGGCCTCGGGCGTGATCTCCTTGTAGTAGCGCGTGGCGTCCTTGAGCCCCGAGAGCTCGAGGATCTTGGCCTTGGTGTCGCGGTACTGCTTGAGATCGACCAGCGGGTTGTTCATGCCCAGCGTGGTCAAGATTTCCTTCTGGTCCTGGTTGACCATCGTCAGGAGCTGGATCTTCTGCTGGATGCTGCCGTGGCCGAGGCCCACGTTGACCACCACGTCCATATCCGCGTCCCACGCGCGCGGGTCCACGTCCACCCACTCGTTGCGGAGGCGGATGGTGCGGGCGCGGTCCTGGTTGCGGATGATCTCCTTGAGGAGGCCCTTGAAGAGCCTCTTGACGCCGGTCTCGGCGAAGATGCGCGCCACCATCTCGAGGCGCTCCTGCGCCGCGCTCATGGTCGCGGTGACGGCCGAGGCGGTCGTGCTCTGCAGCACATCGGGGTCGAGGCCCTGAGAGGCCTTGGACATGCCCGTGCGCGATGCGCGGATGTCGTCGATGTATTGCAGCACCGGCATGGCCTGCTGCCCGACGAAGGTGCCGCCCAGCTCACGGATCATGCCCGGCTGGGTCACGCGGACGACGGCGCCCGTCTCCACGTTGAGCAAGTCGTCCATGTTGACGGCACCCTCCACCGCCTCGGTGCGGGGGTGGATGGCGTTGGCCAGGCTGTCTAGCGTGTTGCGGACGATGTTGGACTTGATGAGCTGCAGGTCCATGACCTGGTCGGCCATGCTCGAGCCGATCACCATGTGGCTCTCGGGGTCGGGGCAGATCACTGCGAATTTCACGTCCTCGACCATCTCGTCGTGGAGCACGTAGCAGCCCTCGCCGATCGTGCAGACGCGGCGGAGCTCGGCAACGCCGTCGCCGTCGCGGTCGAGGCGAATGTAGCTCTCGATGTACTCATAGCGGCGCATGGCCGGGTCGGAGCTGTCGTTGGTCGAGCCGCGCAGGCTGTTCTGGAGGTAGGGGTTGCGCGTCTGGGCCTCGGTGTTGATCGAGAAGGTCGAGGCCGTGTTGCCGTGCTCCTCGATCTCCTCCTTCTCATAGCCCATCGCGACGAGCTCGGAGAGGGTCTTGAGGCTGCGGTGGCCCACGTAGTCGGCCGTGTCGAGGTCGCGCGCGTTGCGGGCGATGATGAACTCTTCCGGCGGCACGCACTCGACCACCTGCCGCTTGTTGTCGACCACGCGGCGGATGGACACGTCGATGGACGGCACCAGCTCGCCCGTCATCGGGTCGGCCTCGGCCGTGGCGCCGGGGGTCGCGGAGAGCACCTCCACGGAGGGGTCCTGGGTGAGGAGGTTGAAGGCCGCCTCGGAGAGGCCCGTGTACTGCTCCTCGACCACGGCCGTGGTCGTGGCGGTGTGCCACTTGAAGACGCCCAGCTTGCTCTTCAGGGCGTCCTTGAACGCCGAATGCAGGATGGTGAAGCCGGGGTTGTCGTTCATGAACACGTAGTTCACGTAATCGGTCGCCTGCTCGGCCTCGGCCACCTTGGCCGACGTGCGCGGCGCAAATTCCACCGGCGCCTCGGACGCCGTGAAGACGCGCAGCAGGCTCGGCATCATGGCGAGGATAACGTCGCGCACCTCGGTCATGACGACCTGGCTGCGGCCCTCCTCCTCGTTGCCGAAGGGCTCACCGTTGTAATATTTCTGCGCGAGCTCGCGCTCGGTCGAGATGCCGCTGTCGATGTAGTCGACCGCGTCGGCGATCGCCGCCTTCACGGAACCCTGGAAGTCCTCCTCGGACATCGGGTTCTCGACGGCGACCTCGTCCTGCTCCTCGAGCGCGTCAGCCATCAAAGGAGGCCCTGCACCTGCGGGCCGCCGTACTTGCCCGATGAATTGTACCAGTCCACCCACCACTGCGGGATGCGCGCCATCGCGGGGTTCGCCGTGCCGTCGCCGCCCGTGCCGGGGTCGTCGCCGCCGGTGCCGGGGTCATTCCCGCCACCGTTGCCACCCCCGTGGTGGCCGCCACCGCCGAAGCTGTCGAAGCCAAAGCCCCCACCGAAGCCTCCCATGCCGGTGCCGTAGTGTGGGCGCGCGGCCATGTTGGGCATGCCCGCCCAGGCCATGATGGCCGGGATGGCGGAGCCTCGACGCTGCCCGATGGGCGTACTGCCGAGGGCGTTGCCCACACGCTGCATGCCCATGTGGCCAAAGGCGACGTTCTGCTTCTGGGGAGTGAAGGTGGAGGCCATGCTCAGTACCTCACACCGCTGGGCATGCTGCTTTTACCGCCCACCGCGCTGCCCTGGTTGTAATTGCTGTAGTCTCCAAGACCGCCAAAGCCGGGCGTGCCGAGCTGGGGGTTGCCGTACACCGAATAGGCGTTGCCCCCGAACATGCTGTACGGGGGGAGGTTCGCGTATGGGGATGGCGTGGAAGTGATACGCGGGTCCGTGCCGTAGCCGGCATAGGGCGGAAGCGATGTCGAGGGGGGAGGCTGGGGTGGCGACATAGGCGCCGCCGGCGGCTGCATGGACGTGAGGGGGTTATACGAAGGCATCGGCGGCTGCGCGACCGGCACCTCTGGAACAGGATTGACGCCGGCCACCGGGGCCGGGTTCAGGAGGCCCGGCGGCATGGTCGGGCGGTTGAGGGGGGCCTGCGAGACGCTGGGCAGGTTGGGGAGGCCCCAGGCGCCGCGGTTCCAGGCGTTCTGGCCGGGGCGGCCACGGGCCACGCCGCCAAGCATGACGTTGCCGGTGCGCAGCCCGGTCTGGCTGCCGATGCCGCCATTGCGGCCGGCGCCCCCACCGGAGAAGCCGCCACCCATGCCGCCACCGACGCCGCCGTTGCCGAGGCCGCCGGCGCCGCCTGAGTAGCTCGCCGAGGTACCGGCATTCGAGCCGAAATCATCACGAGCTGACATAAGGGGCTACCTCACTACGGATTGGTGGTTATGCCCTCATACCACACAACCCCTAGATCGGCAATAAGTGGTCTGTTTCCTCGGACAATTTCACCAGACCACTTAGACCACCCTCGCCCGGTTGGAGCAGGTCCGCGAGCAGTATGTCGTCTTTCGGTATTTGTTGGCCGTAAAGGCGGCGCCGCAATGCGCGCACACCCGCTCCGACGTGAAATTCTTGCGGTAGTCGTGATTGCGCTCGCAATTGCGGGAGCAGAATTTCGTTCGTGAGGGGAAGAACGTCAGTATTTCGCCCTTGCAGTGCAGGCACTCCGCAAGGCTCAAGACACGCCCCCGCCCCTCCCACATCGCTTTCCCATTCTTGCTGTGCCACTCCAGCCCCTCCGGGGATGCGTGCCAGTCCTTCGCAGCCTCGCGGGCTTTTTTCAGTCCTTCCCGCAGGCGCGCGGCATGTTTAGGCTCCTGCCAACGCTCAAGCATGTGCATTCGGTGGTGCTCGCTGGACGGCAGGAGCTCCAGGTTCTCGATCGCGTTGTTCCGCCAGTTGCCGTCGATATGGTGGACCGCGAAGCCCGGAGGGATCGCGCCCTTGTGGTCGATCCACACACTGCGGTGCAGCAACCGCTCCGGGGCGGTCTTGTCGCCAGATTGGAAATAGCGCCCGGTCGTCTGGAGCCAATACGTCTCGCCTCGGTAGATCACTCTCTCGGCCATTTAAACGACCCCCTTGATCCCCCTGCGGAGGGGTTTACCCGGAACCCACCTCGGGCTCCGACCCCCTACTCTAGCCGCGACCGAGGCAAAAGTGAGGCATAGTGCGTCCGCAATGTCGCAAGAGCGCATGCCGCGCTTTTTTAGTTCGGATTTGCCTTCCACCTTTACTTTGCCGTTGGATGTGAATGTGTAGGTGGGCGAGACGAGCTCCTGCCGCAGGTCGTCCATTTTCGGAATTTTGCCGACGCGCTGGTTCAGCCAGTCTTTCACCGCCAGCCACAGCTCATCCCTGAGTTTCGCCGCGCTCGGGTTCATCGCGGAACTCTCCGACACGTTCACGTCCCGCACAACATGCCCAAGCTCACGCAGACGGTCGGCCACGCCCGAGCCCAGGCCGATGCTATCCACGCAAATCTCGTCGGGCTTGTCTGCCTTCGCCTCGTTCACCACCGCGCCCGTGAGCTGCATCAGGTCCAACCCTTGCCACACCTTGAACTCGGTCACGACGTTGCCGCGCCTCTTGCAGAGCACGGACCTGTCGTCACCGAAGCGGGCCACGTCCAACCCATACACCAGCGGCTCCTTGTCATTCAGCGCCACATCTCTCGACATCGCGCTATCGACCAGTTCGGCGGGGATGAGCGTGTCGTCCTCGCGCAGCGCGAACTCTCCTAACACCCTCACTCGAAACGCATTGCTTTCGCTTCCGTACGTGCTCTTGATCTGCTCCACGAAGTCGGCCGAGACGCGCCCACAGTCGAGGCAGCTCACATGGTACGTTTTCCAATCGCTCGACAGCGCGTGGTGCGTGCGGAAGAACAGGCCGCTGTTGCGCGTCGGGTTCCCGATCAATATGGTGCAGGCGTTCTCGCCGGACATCGAGCCCGCGGCGCTCTCGTAGACAGGCTCGGGCACGGCCGAGGCCTCGTCGAAGATGAGCAGCACGTTCTCGGAGTGAATACCGGCCATCGCCTCGGGCCGCTCGGCGGAACTCGTCCTTGCGCTGATGAACGACGCCTCGGGCGCCGCCTTTAGCGTCACCTTGTCGGTTGTCGTCTCGAGCAGATCGCGGATCGGATCGGGCAGCCGGTTGATCCAGTATTTCACCTCCGCGAAGAGCGCGTCGAAGAGCTGTCCGGCCGTTGGCGCGGTGCAGATGCTCTTCTGCGGATACCTGCAGACCATGTGCCAGATCAGCAGCCAGGCGCAGGTCGATGACTTGCCGACGCCGTGGCCGGCCCTGATGGAGATGCGGCGCTGCCCGGCGGCCACGTCCCGCATCACGCTCTCCTGCCAGGGGTCTGGAGACGCACCGAGGACAATCTTCACGAAGCCCACGGGGTCATTGCTGTATGACCGCACCAGCGCGGCGAGGGCCGTGGCGAGATCGGTGGCATTCTGCATCGGTCTTCTCCTGCACCGTCGTCACGACGGTTCAATGGTCTAGTCGTTACTGCGCGGGCACCTGCTCGGTGATCTCCTTCGGCCACGTCCCGGCCGTCGATTTCTCGATCCCCGGATAGTAGTCGACGCCGGCGTCCGCCGCGGAGATCGGCAGGAGCTGCTGATCCTCCGTAAGTGGAACATAGAGGGGCACGTCCTTCGACGGGGCGATATAGTCGGCCGCGGGGGCCTCCACGCTGGCGCTCTCGCCCAGCGTCGTGTCGTCAGCCACCGCGGGGCCCGCGCCCAGCAGCATGCACAGCACGGCGATCTTGATCGTTCTCATCGCGTCATCTCCTACGAATTGACCATCTCCAGAACTGCGCGCGGGTTGAAGGCTACACCGCGCTCGTTGACGTGACCAGCCGCGGCGAGCTCCGCCGCAATTGCCCGAAGGCTCATCGTGCCACCCTTCGGTTTTTTTCTGCGGAGCTGCTTCGCCAGCGCGACGGCAGCCGGGTGGGTGGCGGCCAGGGGCTTGCGGCCCTCGCAGCGGCCGGTCAGGGTTTTCTTGCGGCGGCGGCCCGAGGCGAGCTTGGCGACCAGGGTGGCCTTCTCGAATTGGGCGATGGCCCCCAGCACCTGCCGGATCAGGACGGCGGTGGGCGTGTCCTCGAGGAAAAAGTCGGGGGCGTTGACGGCGATCAGCTCGATGCCCCTTGCCTTGAGGAGGTCGTGCCCCGTGAGTTGGACGATGAGATCACGGGCGAAGCGGTCGGGGCTTTCCACGAGGATGAATTTTTTATTTTTTTCTGGAGACGCGCCACCCTGCCCGTCACCGGCGGCGGGGTGCGGGGCCCCATGGTCTGCCGGGGGGTTCGCGGCGAGGCGCTCCAACATGGCCGCGAAGCCCGGCCGCTCGTGAACCGGGTCGGCGCCCGACACCGCCGCGTCGTAGAACTCGGCAGAGACGGTGAAACCATTGCGCTTTGCCCAGGCGTCGATCGCAGCGCGCTGCCTGGTGCGGCTGTCCTTGTCCTCGCCCACGTTTGTGGTGCTCGAGGTGCGGATATAAGCGACGGCGTCTATCATCTTCTTCATGGCCTTAGCCCCATGTCGTGTTCGTTATCCTGAAGATAGGCGAACACTAGACGGGCGTCAAGCCCCCTCCTCCGGTTTATCTTCGGCCGTGCCCTCGATCGTCTTCATCGCGCGCTCGCGCTTCTCCTGCAGCTCGAGCAGCACCTGCAGGTGAGCCTGCTGCACGTTGGTCGTCTCGATCTTGGCGTCCAGCGTTTGCGCCGGCCGGCCGTAGATGCGGTTCTGCAGCATGTCGATGGCCTTCAGCGCCACCGCCGGCTCCGGGCTGTCGCAGAGCTCGGCCAGGCGCCTGGCCGCGGCCGGGCTTTTCGCCTTGAGGATCTCGAGCACTTCGGGCGGGATCGGCGCGCGGCCGGCCGGGTTGCCGGACTGGCCCGGCTGCCACGGCGGGCGAAGGCCGGTGCGCTCGGCGGTAATCGCACCGGATTTTACCGTCTGGTCAATTGTGTGCCCTGCTACAATCTCGCTCTTCGCTTCAGCCTCGGCCTTCCGCGCCTCGCGCCGCTTCCTCCGCCACTCGTCCAGTCCCGCGTTCATCCCTCTGCCCTTTTCCCATCGCGGATGCAGCCAGGGCACCGCATGTTCCAATACTTCGTGCTCAACGCCACGCGGATGCTGAACGTCGCCCCACACGCACTGCACGACGACAGCAGCTTGTAGAGCTCGATCTCCCGCCCACGGCTGTTCGTGTAGGGCTCGATCGAGAACAGCACATACCTCTGCCCGTTGTGCTCGATCTCCTCGCCCGGCTTCCGCAGGGCATCCAGGCCGCTCATCCACGCCTCCTCAAATGCTTTCGGAAAATTTCTCCCGAAATGTGCCCGTGACCCCAGCTCGGTGGGGTCATTGGGGTCATGTTCCTATACACATGACCCCAGATGACCCCACTTTCCGCGCTTTGCTCGATGGGGTCATGACCCCAGTGACCCCACTCGTGACCCCAGTGACCCCACCCCATCACTGCACCTCGGTCACGTAATCATCCCCCAGGATGAAGACTGCGTCAGCGCCCATCGCCATGCGCTTGATGGCCCGGCCGGCATTTTTCTTCCGGTCGCGGAGCGTGCCCGTCTCGGGTCTCTTCTCGGCAGTGCGCAGCAGCAATTCGGTGTAGAGCACGTCGCCCCCGACCTGCAGCTCGGAGAAGGTGTCCATCACCGCCTGCTCCCACTGGCCGATCTTCTTCCGCGCCGGGCCCCGCCCACCCTTACCAGCCGGCGCCGCGGCCTCGACCACCACGCACGAGGAGATGCCCTCCCCGCTGTCGTCCATGCCCACGACCACGCCCTCGAGGGCGAAGCCCCAGCGGCCGTCGTCCTTCCCATCCTTCTGCTTGGTCGTCTGGATCAGGCGCTGGCCGTTCTCGAGGCGGACGACCTCGAGCTGCGCATCGGCCGCGGCCCGAAGGCCGGACCATCCACGCGCGCCCTTGGTCGCGTCCTTGCCGCTGTGGTGGATGAGCACGGCCATGCCGCCCACGGCCCGCGCTATGGCCCGGGAATTGGCAATGGCGAGGCCCATGTCCTCGGCGCTGTTCTCGTTGGCACCCGGCGTGACCTGGGCGAGCGTGTCGAAGATGACGATGTCGGCGCCCCCGATCGCGTTGATGGCCTGGACGACGCCCTTGATGTCGTCGGACAGGAGCAGGTTGGGCGCGGCGGGCATCACGTAGAAGGGAATGCCGGCGAGGCTGATCTGGTGGTGGATGCCGTAGGCCTTGAGGCGCTGGCTATAGCCGCCACTGCCCTCGGCCACGATGTAGACCACCCGGCCCTGCCGGGTCTGGAGGCCGCGCCAGTCGATGCCCCGCGCGATGGCGAGGCCCATGTCCGTGGCCACGAAGCTCTTGCCCGAGCCGCTGTCGCCGAAGATGACGATGAGATCCGCGCGCGGCCATACACCGAGGATATAGTAGGAGGGCGCGGGCCGGTTCGAGAAGTCCTCGATCGGGTAGATGGCGAACCTGCCCGCCCGGGCCTTCTGCTCCTCGATCTCCTCGGGCGTGTCCTCGATCACGTCGAAGTCGGCCGAGTGGTCCTCCTGGTAGCCGATCGCGTTGAGGTAGTCGGATCTCGCGCGCCCCGCGCAATGCGCGTGCATGCACTTGAAGTGGCCGATCTCGTTGCCCTTGCCGCCGGCGTGCAGCCACATGGTGGCGCCGTCGCCTGTCGTGCCGCCCGTGTGCTCGTCCTCCCACGGGCACTGCACGACGAGGCCGCGGGCCTGCTCGGAGAGGACCAGGCCCTGCTCCGTGAGGTAGTCGGCCACCGGGTCATCGACCTCGAGGTCGGCCGCGCCCTCGCCTGGGGGCTGAGAGATCACGCTCGGCGCGGCACCGAAGTCGCGCTCGAGGACGGCCCAGAGGCGGTTGAACTCGTCCTCCGTGATGGTGGGGATCTCGGCGGGCGCGCCGTCCTGCCAGTAGTAGCGGCTGCCATCGGCGCGGCTCCCCGCGGCCACGAACATCTGCCCGGTGCCGAGGAACTCGATGAACTCGTTGTTGGCCACCCGCAGGCGGCGCTTGCCGAGGTTGCCCTCGATCTTGACGACGAGCAGGCGCTTGGCCGTGCCCTCGCGCCGGCGCGTCGGCAGCTTGAGGCCGAGGTTGTCGTTGACGCGCCGCACGATGCGCTCCACCAGGGCCTCGTTGGTCACGTCGAGGTCGAGGCCGCGGGCCAGGCGGGTGACGATGCAGGTGCCGTAGTCGGGCTCGCGTGCCCACCGCTGGATCTGGGCGCTGCTGCTGATGTGCTTCGTCCACTCGGGCATGCCGATGATGCGGCGCTCGCGGTCGTAAAGACAGGGCACGCGGCCAACATGGCCGCGCGTCAGTTTGGAGTTGGGCGAGATATCGGCCTCAGTGTTGCAGACCACCGGCAGCAGGTCTTCCGTGAGGCCCAGCACCTCATCGAGGTGCTGCCAGTCCTCTCGTGTCGCGCCGGGTTTCTTCTCGAGGGGCAAGGGGATGATCTCCGCGGTCACAGCCAATCCTTCAACCATGCGGGCGCCGCCATCTTCGCCATCTCCCAACTGACCCGCCCCTCGGCCTCACGCAAATCACGGTCGCGGTGCCAGTCCGCCGTAAGCAAAGCCTTGATCGCTGGCGACGTGGCCCGGCGGGCTTCAATGTGTACCGGCGGAAGGTAGGGCGATATACCGCCACCCGCGGCCTGCGCCCGGCGCCACTTGGCCACGGCCAACTGGCGCTTCGCGTATTCCAGCGGGCTCATGTCGTGACCGGCTGAACTCATGGCCTCGGAGGCGCCCCAACCAAGCCCCGAAGGGTAAGGGATGTTAGCGGTGGCAACCATCTTGGGCGCGGCACCAGCCGCCGCGACGGGCGCCAGGCCCAGCATGGCGAGGAGGTTGCGCCGCATCATGTGAAGCTCTCCTCGTCATCGTAGAGCCCGGTGCGGTCGGCGTAGAGGTCGAAGATCTGCTTGCGCTCGCGCCGCTCGGCGAGCTCGAGCTTGCGCTCGGAGAGCACCTTGCGCATGGCCTTGGTGTCGAAGCCCGTCACCTTCGCCTCGGCGAACACTTGGCGGATGTCCTCCGCGATCTTGGCCTTCTCCTCCTCGAGCCGCTCGACGCGCTCGATCAGGGCCTAGAGCTCGGCCGCGCTGTTGTTGCCCACCGTCATGACACCACCGCCTGGCAACGCCCCGTGGCGATCATCCTGCGGTATCTCTTGTTGATGCCGGTGTCGTCGTCCCGGCCGATGGCGATCGCGATGCGCCTGGCCGAGAAGCCCTTCGCCTTCATCGCGATGATCATCTTGTCGTCGTCCGGGTCGAACCTGCGGTAGTTGGGCTTCTTGACGCCCTGCGCGCTGCCCCCGCCCCCGCCACTGATGTCGTGGCTGGGCTGGTGGTTGTGGTCAACGCGGGCTGTCTTCACGCCACCCGTCAGCACGTCGAAGCGCGTGAGGGTGCCGTCGAGCTCGGCCTTGATCCTGTCTTCGGTAAATTCAGGGGTGAGTGGCGAGTAGGACATGCGGGTCTCCTGGGGGAAAGAGGCCGGCATCTCTGCCGGCCGAGTTACCAGCGGGGAGGGTCGCTGGGGGTCAGGCCGACGAAAGTAGTTTGTCCGCGTGCTGCAGCTCCGCGATCAACGCGGCCCTCTCTTCACTGGTGAGAGGCTGCTGCGACACAGACGGGTGCAACACGCCACGGGCTGCCGCGGAGAAATCGAAGTCCTTGAAGCCCTTCCGATAGAGCGCAACCCCCTTGCGGCTAAAGCGCTGGTTGAAGCCGAGGCGCTCGCGGTACTGCGGGGTGAAACGGGCCTTGCGCCGTGCCGTGTGGAAGATGGAGCCCGTCCTGTTCGACAGGTCGAAAGCCTGCTCGACCGGCACCCCGCGCTGCAGCGCATGGATGCCGCGCAGCAGCTCGTCCACGGGGTGGAACCACTCCAAATGCGAATGCGCGTGAGCGAACACCTCATGAAGGTTTCGCTCCAGGGCGAAGGAGCCCGGCACCGTCGCCAGCAGCTCAAGGGGCAGCGGCGACCACGCGGCATATGTCGCGAGGCGGCCGTCAGCGTTGTTGGACACCCCGATCTTGATCGGGCCAGCGTGGCCCACCGGCTTCAGGAAATAGACTTGTTGCCCGGCTGCAGTACCCATCACGAAGCCTCCGAGCGCGGTACTTCGGGGGGCCACTGGGCGTTCTCAGGCCAGTTCCGGTGGAACCAAGCCATGGCCTTTTCCCAACTCCCCGTGGTCAGGTCGCCACCTTCCGCGATGCGGTCGAGCGCCCTGCCCGAGCTCAGAACCACCGTAGAAACTCTTGATCGGGAACGATCTTTTGCCGCAGCGTAAGCGTCTGCGACCACAATCAGTTGAGTGCGAAGCATGTTCATACCACCGATTGTGCGTATAAGAATACGTTCTGTCAACGTCATTTTAAACGCTATCTACCGTTAATGAATGCGTGTAGGATGACGCACATGGACCAGAGCCCTGAAACATTGGCCGATCGTATCCGCCAGAGGCTCGCCGAGCTGGATATGTCGGCACGCGAGGCGTCGATCCGCACGACGGGCAAGCCTGAGTTTCTCAGGCCCGTTCTGGCCGGCGCCCGCCCCCGCATCGACAACCTCGAGAAGCTGGCGCACGTCCTAGATGTTTCCGTGCAGTGGCTCATGTTGGGTGGTGACGGCAAGGAGCGGTTCAAAGACCCGACCACCTACGTGGACGTGCCGGTGCTTTCCTGGGTATCGGCCGGCAAAATGTCCTTCCCCGACGTTGCCGAGGACGCCGTCTCTCGCGTCATGATGGCGGATCTCGACCCCACCGGCGACTGGATAGCCCTCAAGGTCGTGGGCGATAGCATGGACCGCATCAGCCCGCCCGAGAGCATCATCTTCGTGGACCGCAGCGACAAGGTGCTGGTGCCCAACGCCTGCTATGTGATCAGCAACGGCGACGGCGAGGCCACCTACAAGCGGTTCAGGCCCAGCCCCATGCGCTTTGAGCCGGTGTCGACCAACCCAGCGCATGAGCCGATCTACCCGATGCGCGAGCCGCTCATCGTCGGCCGGGTGAAGAAGTCCATCCTCGACATGTGACCTGCCCTTTCGGGCGAAATCTTCCGAAACTTGAACAATAAAACCGTGCGTTTTCCTGCACGTACAATTTTGCGCGTGTTTTAATACGTTTTCCGCTTGACGCGTATTTAAACACGCATTACGGTTTGCTCCATCAACGGAGGCACCCCGTAATGAGCACCCACCGCTTCATCCTCACCGGCACGAACAGGGCCTTCCCGCAGGCCCGCCAGATCCTCGGCTACACCGTGGAGGGCGTCGCCCTCACGGCCGTGGTCGAGGGCACACCCTGCCCCGACTGCGAGGGGCAAGGCGAGATCCTCCGCACACCGATCAATCCCTCCGAGCGTGACTACGCCGAGCGGTGCGAGATGTGTCAGGGCGCGGGGGTGGTGGAATGACCATCGCCCTCGGCCTGATGATCGGCCTCCTGGTGCTGGCCCTCGTTCTCGCGGGGCTGCTGGCACTGATCTTCACCTACCTCGACTGGTGGAGGGAATGAACATGAGCACGAAGCTCACGTCCGGCGCATCGGCGGCACCGATGTCTCTCAACGCCAAGGGTAAACCGCAAGCACACAAGTGTTCCGTGGCCGTACGGGAGGTGAGCTCCCCCACTGACCGGCTCACCTCCCACCTCCGGTACGTTTTGGTCGACACCCTTACCGTACTCGGCGGTCTCGTCGTCTTCGGCGCCATCGCCTGGTTCTTCCTGGTGCTCGCGTGACGCACCTCCAATCCCTCACCGACGAGGAGCTGATCCAGCTCGTCCGCACCAGGGACGAGATCGTGGTCACCGACCTCGAGCTCGAGCTCGCCAAGCGGCTGGCCGATGCCCTCGATTTACTCAACGAACCTTACCCAGAAAGGGAGACATACTAATGAGCCTTGAACTGGCCCTGCAGCAGAACACCGCTGCCATCAACACCCTGATCGAGCTGCTCAAGGGCGGCGCGATCCCCGCCCCGGCGCCCGCCGAGGACATCGCCATGCCCGAGCCGGCGCCGGCGAAGAAGGCCAAGGCGAAGAAGGAAGAGCCGAAGCCTGAGCCGGTGGCCGAGACCGCGCCCGCCGAGCCGGCGAAGCAGCCCACCTACGACGAGACGGCCAAGGCCCTCATCGCCGTGGGTGCCAAGCATGGCCGCGAGCGCGTCATGAACATCCTCGCCCCGTTCGACAGCGCGCGGAACCTGAAGGAGGTCGACCCCTCCGACTACGCCGCCGTGATCTGCGCCTGCGAGCTGGCCCTCGCATGACCAGCCACGCCCGCCTCTTCTCGGCCAGCGCCTCGCCCCGGTGGATGGCGTGCCCCGGCAGCGTGCGCCTCTGCGAGGGCCTCGAGGACACGTCCTCGTCCTACGCCGAGGAGGGCACGCTCGCCCACGAGATCGCCGCGGCGATCCTCACCACCGGCGGCGCCGAGTACGCGCCCAACACCGACGAGCTGGACGACGAGCTCTTCGACGCGGTGGTGGACTACACCGAGCGCGCCCGCCAGGCGGCCGAGGGCAAGACGCTCCTCGTCGAGCAGCGCGTCGACTATTCCGAGGTGATCGGGCAGCCCGACAGTTTCGGCACGGCCGACGCCATCATCATCGGCGACGGCGTGCTCGAGATCCGCGACCTGAAGACGGGGCGGAACGAGGCCTACGCCCTCCCGCAGCTCGGCCTCTACGCTCTCGGCGCCGTCCACCAGTTCGAGGCCCTCGGCCCCTTCGACAAGGTCAAGCTGGTGATCGACCAGGGCCGCATCGGGCATTTCGATGGGGTCGAGATGTCCATGCAGGAGCTGGTCGCGTTCCAGCACGAAGTGCTCAATGCGGTCGAGGCAGCCCTCGAGCCCGAGCCGCGCTACGTGCCGGGCGAGAAGCAGTGCCGCTTCTGCAAGGCCAAGGCGCACTGCCCGGCGCTCGCCGCGCACGTCGCGGAGACGATCGGGCAGGAGTTCGACAACCTCGACGCCGACGAGCTGAAGACCGAGCCCGAGCGCATTGGCATCAACTACCTCGCGCATTGCATGGCCTCGGTCGCGCTGGTCGAGGACTGGTGCAAGGGCATCCGCGCCCGCGTCGAGCGCGAGCTCCTCGCCGGCACGAGCATCGACGGCTGGAAGCTGGTGCAGGGCCGGAAGGGTGCGCGCAAGTGGACCTCCGAGGAGGAGGCCGAGCAGGTGCTCCGCAAGATGAAGCTGAAGGTCGAGGAGATCTACGACATGAAGGTCATCTCGCCCACGGCCGCGGAGCGGCTCCACAAGGCCGGCACGATCGGCCCCCGCCAGTGGCCGAGCCTCCAGACCCTGATCACACAAAGTGAGGGCGGCCTCTCGGTCGCTCCCGCATCCGACAAGCGCCCGGCGGCCTCGCCGGTCGCCAGTGCCTCCGACTTTGAAGCTATCGCATAAGGAGAAACCCGCGATGAAGATCACCCTGAAGAACGTCCGCCTGTCTTTCCCCGACCTTTTCGAGCCGCGCCCCTTCAAGCCGGGCGATGCGCCGAAGTACAAGGCCACGCTGCTGGTGCCGAAGGGCTCCGACCAGGCCAAGGCCGTGGACGCGGCGATCGCCGCCGTGGCCAAGGAGAAGTGGCCCAAGACCTGGGAGAAGGTGCTCTCCTCGATCAAGGGCAATGCCAACAAATTCTGCTGGCAGGACGGCGACACCAAGACCTACGACGGCTACGAGGGCATGATGGCCTTCAGCGCCGGCAACAAGGCCCGCCCCACGGTCATCGACCGCGACAAGAGCCCGCTCTCCAAGGACGACGGCAAGCCCTACGCCGGCTGCTACGTAAACGCCGTGGTCGAGATCTTCGCCTACGACAATTCCGGCAACGGCATCTCGGCCAGCCTGGGCGGTGTGCAGTTCGTGAAGGACGGCCAGGCTTTTGCCGGCGGCCGCCCGGCTTCTGCTGACGAGTTCGAAGACCTCGGCGTCGGCGAAGAGGAAGAAGCGTTCGTCTGAGCTGTTCAGCGTACAGACGATCGCCCGCCCCCGGTGTGTTGTTGGTGCCCCTCGCGCACCGGGGGTTTCTCTCCAGACAGGATGATCATGACCTTCGACCAGTCCATCCCTCGCAGCCTGCTCGCGGCAGTCAGCGCGTACAATTTCACCAAGGCTTTCCCGTCGCCTGGTGTAGCGAACGCTGCGATTTTCGCGCTTCGCGACGTGCTGAATGAACGCCCCGGCTTTCTGACGGATGACGACGCAGGCAATTGTCTGTTTGGCCTTAACATCCAGAACGGCCAGGTAACGCAGAGCCCTCCGACGATAACCAAGAAGGAAGGCTCTCGGCGGCTTCAGATCGGCCTTTGCCACGTCGGCGTGGATGGCCGCACCTTGAGCGACCCGTATGCTCGTCTCGATATTCCCCTCGCCATTCTCCGCGCTGGCGCGCAGCGCGTCAGGAAATTCCACATCTACCAAATCCGCTTCAATGTCGGTCTGGAGCCGAGCCTCGATTACGATAGCTGCAAGCCGCTGATGGCCGGCTACATCGGCATCACGAAGCGCGGCCTCTACGAACGCTACAAGGAACACGAGGCGAAAGCCCGCACTAATTCCGGCTCGCTTCTCCACACCGCGTGGCACGCGCTGAAGGTCAACCATCCGAAGGCCTATCCGGTGCTTCAGTTGGTCGGGCATAGCGAAACGCTCGCGGATGCGTACGCCGCTGAAGAGCAGGCCGTCGCGAGCATGACGCTGGCGCCTCGCGGCCTCAACGCCATCCCCGGTGGAGAGGCTGGCATTCGTGAGCTGTATAAACTTGGCCTACTGGCGAAACGCGACAAGCTCCCGACAGCCAGGGAACGTGACAGCGCGCTTGCCGCCCTTGAGCGCAACACACCGGCGGCGCATTACCGCAGAGCCCATATCCGCCGCCTGTCGGCAGAGCGCACGACCTTCGTCAACGGCTGCTGGGTCGCGGTTAAGCCCGCCGCGGAGGCCGCAT